GCCCGGCCTCCTGCAATTCCACCGGCTGCTTTTTATTGAGCTTTTCAAGCTGGCCCACTACCGCCTTCTGCATTTTGCTAATGGCTGCGGCTTCTTCAGATCGGCGCCCCATTGCAGATACGATTGTCGAGAACGCCTCAGCACTGCCCGCCATCATGGCCCCGGCTGATCGGAATTCCCCGGCGGCCCTGCCTGTTCCGTCTTCGCTTGCCGCTGCTGGTTTCAGCGCGTCAATTGCAGCCTGCGCCTGTTTGGCAGACAGCAACCCCAACGCCTGCAACTCTTTAATGCGTGCGGCTTTGTCGGCCTGTAGTTGGTCTTCTGTTTTCAGGCTTTGAATGATCGCGTCAGCGTCTCGCTGTGCCTGTGTCATTGCTTGCTCTTGCTCGCGCTGTTGTGCAATGATCCGGTCGCGCTTTGCTATTTCGGCGTCCAGCGCCGCTATCTGTGCGCCGGAAATGCCAAACTGTTGCATGCGCGCGAATGCCTGTTGTTGTTCGGTCGTCTGCCCAGTCAGGACTGCAATCTCATCCTGCACATCCCTCAACGCGTCCACGTAGCCGCTTGCGTGTTGTCGGAATCGCTCCACATCTTCCGGAATGTTGCCCGCCATTCCGGTGTATTGCTGCAGTTTCTTCAGCTCAAACTCAAACCGCGATATCTGGTCGGCGGCTTTCTGCGCGGGGTCTCGCATCTCCAGCAGTTTCGCGCCAATGCGGTCAACAAATTCTGGTTTCTCTTTCTGCGCCTTCGCCACGCGGCCTAGTCCGTCGGCAAGGTCGTTTGCTATGCCTGCCGCCTGCGCGGCCGCTGCGTTGTTCTGCTGTATGTCTGGCGTACTGTCGGCGAACGCCTTACCCATTGCCACGACCGCAACGCCTGCAGCCGCCAGCCCGGTGATTGTCTTTGCAATTCCCGCCGGACCGGTCAACGCATTTAGGAACACTTGCGCCGCCGCTTGTGCCTTTGTCGCCGCCGTCCACGCTTTCATGACGACAAGGAACGCCGCCACGCCTGCGGCTAGTGTCGCCATGACTTGAATGCCGCTTTGGCTGCCTGCAATTAGATCTGCAAACGTATTCGTCGCGGCCGTAATCGCTGGCGCAAACACGTTCGCGAATTGCACGGCGGCACCTGTTGCGGCACGCTGCACGTTGTCGATTGCGTCAGTTAATGCCGCCGCGTTGTTTGCTGCATCCGTTGACATAACCGCGCCAAGGTCGTCGGCTTGCTGTGCCAACTCCGCAATCCCAGCGGCTCCCATGTCGAGCATTGGCAATAGCTCAGTGCCGCCGCGCCCGAATACTTTCTGTGCGGCTGCGGCTCGCTCTAGTGGGTCTTCTATTCCGCTGATTGCGTCAGCCAATTTTGCAAACATCTGCTCCGGATTCAGCCCGGCAAGATCCGACGATTGCAACCCTAGCTGCTCCATCGCGTCAACCGCCAGCAGTGAACCCCGCCGCAGGTCATCGTTGAACTTGGCCATCACGCGCAGCCCGGTTGCTAACGCCTGAAAACTGGCACCACTCTGCCCTGCGACGTAATCCAGTCGTGACAGCGACTCAACCGCAATGCCTGTGCGGATGCTGGTCTTTTGCAACTGGTCGCCAACCTGCGCAAAACGCACAACCGCCGCTGCCGCCGCTGCACCTGCGGCCGCTGCAAATACAGTTGCCTGCTTCTGCGCAGCCTGCATTGATCGCGTGTAGCTGGCACTGTTTGCTTTGAGGTTTACAACGAGGTCGCCGAGACTAGCCACTTTTCCGCGCTCCCATCGCTTGCAGCATTGCCGACAATTGCCGTGCGCCTGCGTTGTGTTGTTTCGGTTTCTCTCGCCAATGCGTGAAGTGATACGGCCCGATATCGTCGCCTCGCTCGTCCGTTGCTTGCATGTATCCCGAAATCAGGCAGCCAATCATTGCGAGGATATCATGCGTGCCACGGTCGCCCAGCGGCTCCAAACTGTCGAACGCTTGCCACTCCGCAAACTGCTGCGGTGTCATCGCGTCAAGCATTCCGTCAACGTCGGTTGTGTGCTCCACGTATGCAGCCAGACGCATTGCGGTCATTCGCGCCGCGTCTGTCTTTAGTTTTTTGCAAAGGTCTCTGCGTCTGCGCCTGTGATCCCGATCAGCTTGAGCGCTGCGTTCACAATTCGCTCAATCATACCCGCAGGCATTTCGCCGAGTGCCGGAATATCGTCGGCAGTAAACAGCGGCTGCCCTGACTCATCACGCACGCACGCAACAACAAGCCGCTCGCGCACAAGATCTGCCAATTTATTCGGCTTGCCGTTGGTTTGCTGCGCCGCCTGAAATGCGGTCCACTCTTTTGCCGTCAACGGCCACACCAACACGCTTTCACCGTCGCCAGTCTCAGGCATTGGCACCGTTACTGGTTGCGGCTTTGCCGTGCCAAAAAACTTGTCTCGATTCATTCTGCGCCCCCGTTGCTTGTGTCCAACTCACCCCGCCGGAATGCCTCCCGGTCTTCCGGCTCGATACAGCGTGCCAGCATTTCGCGCGATTCCAGCACAGCCGCGCGGTTGTCACGCCACCCCTCGCATGCCGCTTCTGCGTCGTCGTCTGCTGGCTCCGCATCGCCGTTGCCAACGAGAATTTCGCACGCACGCTGCGGCACGTCGATGATAGCACCGCAACGCCACCAGCGGCGGCCGTCACGGTGTATCATGTCTTCCGAATCAGCAACCCCGGCGGCAACGCCGAGGTCGCTGCGAATCAGTTTGATTTGCATTACGTTGAGTATCCAAACAGGCCAGTCAGTTTAAGCGTGCAATTGGCTTTCAGTCCGTCATTCATTGCGCCGGTCATATCCCACCCAACGCCCGCGCTGGTGAACGTGCAGTTTGTCGCGCCGGTGTCAGCAAACGTGATATCCCAGTTGCACTCGGCCGGTGTCGTGATTAGGTCTGTGATTGCCTGATGCCCGGAAAGCGCGACATCATAAAACACACCAAATCCAAACGTGCCGCCCTCGCTGTAGCCGGTCGCCTCGTATTCTTTCCCCGCTCCGCTGGTGTCGATGGTGGTTGCGTCAAACGTTTCGGACTCACCGCCGCTTTGGTCAAATTCTGTGATCTGCGCAACGGGAGTCAGCACTGAGGCGATTTCCTGCTTGATTACCGTGCCCTTGACTTTAACTTTGGCCATTGCTGTTTAGCTCCTTGCAAGTTGCTTGGCGACTTCTTTTCCAAATTGCTTGCGGGCACGTGTTAGCGCCGCTCTGCGTGCTGCTGGATTTGCAATCCGCTCTGCACGCCTTGCCAGCCCTCGCGCCAACGCAGGCATGCGCCCCGTTGGCTTACTGGTCGTTGATTGTGTTCGTTGTTTTGTTCCGCTGATCCACCAGTGAATGTTTTGCGCCCCGATACCAACACCGCCGCCCGTTGGTGGCTTGCGTGATGCTGGCTGATTGTTGCGACCCCTGCCGACGTGTACGCCGACTTTCGCCGTTACTCGTCGCGTGCCTTTGACCAGCCCGCGGATTGCCCGCCGTCCTTCTTTGACTTTTGGCGGCAAGTCCCGCCGCATCTCTTTTGCTATCTCGTTGAGCGCTGCCCGCAACGCGGCCTTAAGAATCCGACGCCCGCCTGCGTCTGCCATCCCTTCCAGTCGGCTGCGCAGTTGTGGCAACCCCTCAATCGTTGGCTCAGTCATACCGCATCTCACTCCCGGCCAAATCAAACCCGTTCGGCTTGCTTACGTCGTAAGCGCTGCCGCCGTCCTTGCGTGTCCTGATGCGATAGGTGGTCTTGGCCGTGTCCGACCAATCCCATGCCTGTTGCCCGTAGTCGGGAGTCTCGACGGTGTAGGTGTACGCTGTGCCGTCAATTCTCCGCGTGATGATGTCGCCGTTTTGCGGCTGTCCGAGGGTATACGCGGCAACCGGAATTAACCAGTCGGCCGCGTCTACCGTGATCTCGGAATTATCCGCCAATGGCACTTTCTGCGTCTCGCCCTGAATAGCCTGCGCAACCGTGATGGTGGTGCCGCCACGTGTTACCGTGACGGGCACCCCAGCGGCCTGCCGTGACATTTGCAGCCCGGCAGTTATCGCAGATTCAAAGAGACTCATCAGGTTTCCAGCGGCTCGGTGTCGATGATTGCGTCAGTTGTGATCAGCGGCACGCCAAACGAGTCAGACGGGAACGGCGCGGGTGCGCCGGTCACATTCGTCGCTGTGCGTGACTGCTGCAACTGCTTCAAGCTGCGGCGGCTGCACACCAACAGTGTCGGCCCCATGCCTGCCGGAAACTGGCTCAGCAGATCTGCAATCAGATCGTCGGTCAGCCCCTTGCCAGCGTCCGCGGTCAGGTTTGCAATGCGGCCGACACTGTACGCGCCGCCCATTTGCAGGCCCAGCCAGACGCTCGCGGGTGTCCAGTATGCCGGATAAAATCCGGTGGCACCGGAAACGCGCTGAATGGTCGTCTCGCCCAGCTCAATCTGCGGCTGCGTGACCATTGCAACGTCATCAACGCCCAAGCGAATTGCGT